CTCCCCCCTCTTACCCCCAAGAAAACTACCCAGAAGAGAATACAGAATCTCCCTCCCATTCCTCTAGGAAATATCGTGCAAGAGTCATTACAAGAGGTGCCACAAAGTAGTATCCCCGCCCCCCTAAAGTTCGATTCCGTTGACCAATCCCTCACCGAAGCCCTCGGAGATGCAATCCGGGAGAGCTACCGTGATGACTGGCACTTCGCCGGGTCGATCGACCGGCACTGCCATCAGATGTTCCTGCTGCGGACGAAGGGCAACGGTGAGCTCAAAGGCGGCATCGGGGAGGAACGTATTCGCGCCGTAATCGAATGGCTCCGACACGACGCTTTCTGGTTGCCCAAGGGTAATCTCCGGTCCGTCGATAAGTTCCGGCAACAGTTCCCGCGGTTGGAAATACAGGTCACGGACCGTAGCAGACCCAGGCAAAACGGGAACCACAGCGGCCCGGCGTACGACGCGGACGAATGGCCCGAGGAAGGCTCAGCTACTGGCATCACGGAAGCCGAAACTACGGCAATCATAGACGAAATGCAGAGGCAGAAACGTGGACGATGAGCGGCTCCGGCGGCACCTGGAGGCGGCCGGTGTACCGGTCAAGTGCCTCGAATGGACATGGGATCGGCTATCCATAGAATCAGGTAATGCCTCGGCGGTTGCCCGTGCGCGCAAGTACGTCGAAGATCACGAGTGGCGAACCGGACGCGGCCTCGTTATCATGGGTCCTGTCGGCGTCGGGAAGTCTACGCTCGCCGCCTTGATTCTTACGGACGCGGCCCGCGAGATGGTCGGCGTCCGGTTCGCGGACTCCGAGGCGCTTGTTGCCGAACGAGAAAAGACGGCGGAAGCCTATGCGCCGTACCTCTACCGTGCCGCAATGAACGTGACGCTCCTCGTCATCGACGACATGGCCTGGCACTGGTACCGGGAAGACGCCGAGGGCAAGCGCGTGATCCGACGCGAACTAGAGGCAAATGCCGAACGGCGGCGCATGGAGAACCTGCTCGTCGGACGTGAGAGCCGGCAACTCGGAACGATCATCACGTCGAACGTGCCGCGGGATGACCTCTTGGCAGTGATTGGCGCCCGACCGGCGAGCCGCATACAAGAGATATGCGATCTAGTTGTAATTGGCGGACTGGACCGCCGCAACAAATGGAACAAGGAATGACGAAAGCCGGTCCGGTGATATGGTACGGCGGGAAGGCGCTGATGCTCGGGAAGATCGTGCCGCTGATTCCGTGGTCGACAGTCTACGTCGAGCCGTATGGCGGGGCTGCGTCGGTACTGTGCAATCTGAAGCCGCGTCCGGTCGAGGTGTACAACGATCTGAACGGCGAACTGGTGAACTTGTTTCGGGTCCTTCAGGGCGAGACGCAGTTCAATGAGCTTCTGCGAAGGCTCACCTTCACGCTCTACAGCCTGGACGAGTTCCGCAAGGCGCTCGGGATGTCGGTGACGACGCATGATCCGGTAGCAGCGGCGTGGGCGATGTTCGTACGGCAGAATCAGGGATTCGGCGGCAGAGCGGAGACGGAAGGGAATTGGGGCCGGGCGTTCATATCCAGTCGGGGCATGGCGCATGCCTGCAGCAAATGGCTCTCGCGAATTGACCGGCTCCCGTTCTGGCACGATCGGATCATGCGCGTCCAGATCGACAACCGCCCGGCGCTCGATGTGATCCGGTATTGGGACAGCCCGGAGACGACGTTCTACTGCGACCCTCCGTACGTGCACGAGATGCGCGTTGCCGGGAACAATGACGTGTACCGCCACGAGATGACGGCTGCGGACCATGCGGCGCTCGTGGAGACGCTGCTCGCGGTCAAGGGGAATGTGGTGCTGTCGGGCTACGCGCAACCCATCTACGCGCCTCTGGAAGCCGCCGGCTGGAAACGCATTGACTGGCACACGGCATGTTCCGCCGCGGGCCGGGCACGCGGCTCGAAGCTGCGCGGTGAGGGCGCGCTCCTGGCCGGCGTGCCGCGCGTCGAGACGGTCTGGCTACGAGACACGACGTGCGCACAGCAGGGGAGTATTCTGGTATGACTGCCGGGCGCCATCTGAGCAACCCGTCTCAGTCCGGGATGCGAGGGGATACCCCGGAAACTCCGGGCGTGCCCGGCGGGCTACATGCAACGCGGAGGCCGTTACCCGATGAGGACGCCCCCCGACCGGCCGCCGCGCTCTCAGGCCACGCCGCGCGGCAAGGGCGCGACGAAACGGTCGCTCAACATGAACGCCCTGACGCTACGTACAATGGCCGAACGGCTCACGAAGACAACCGGCATCCCGCACGTCATCGAGTACCGCTTTCATTCGACGCGGCGCTGGCGGTTTGACCTCGCCTTCCCGGTCGCGCGCGTCGCCCTGGAGGTGGATGGTGGCGTGTACACGCAAGGGCGGCATATCCGGCCCGCCGGGTTCATCGGCGACCGGGAGAAGGGCAATGAAGCCGCGATACTCGGCTGGCGCGTCCTACACGCCGACTGGAAGATGGTTCAGAACGGTACGGCGCACGATCTACTCGTGCGGTGCATCACCCGTTAGAAAGAGGAGAACATGAGTCCCTATCTTGTTCGGTTCTCACCGGCCGGTAAGTGCCGTGTCTATCAGTCGTGGCACGCCGTGACTGCGTTCGCCAAACCGGATGTGATTGATGGGCTGTCCTCACATCTGGAGACGCGGCGTTCACCAGTCGCTCGCCTCGTCGCGCACAACGGCCTACAGGCTCTTTGCCGCCCCACAGCCCTCCTGCAACGAGAGATGGGCAATATGGGGATTAGCGAGGCACTCGGCGCCTCAGACGTGATTGTTATCGACGGACGCGCGTTTCATATCCGCCGTGTGCGTGAGACGAAAATAAATATCGCAGTACGACCGAAAGGGACTTGACGGGCCGATGAACGGGCGTATCTTATAGTCATTGCTAATGTGCCTAATCGGCGCAACGGCGCAACCGTCGAGCGCGGGGACGCGGACCGAAGCGAGCGGAACCGACGGACGGGAAAACGAGGCGACCTACACACATCACACGGAGGCAGTCATGGGCAGCGACAAGGGCATGGGCGAGGTTGCGGTAGACGCACTCAGGAAACTCCGGACCGTCCAAGCGCGCGTCACGGTCAGCTACAAGGGCATCATCGATTTCAACGCCATGGCGGCCAAGGCGCTGATTCAAGTCGACGGTGGGGCCGCGGTGTTCGCGCAGCGGAGCGAGACGCCGGCGGCGCTGTATCTCTATCTCGACACGGACAAGGAGGCCGCGTCGGGCAAGGCCGATGTCACGTTCGCGGTAAGCCGGAATGACCACGTCCGCGTGAATCTGCGCTCGGCATTCATCGAGTTCGGGTACGATCTGAGCACGATCACGAAGCCGCGGGCGATTCAGGCGAGTCGGCTCGGCGGGCGGATCACGCTCGCGTTTCCGAGCTAATGCGTGTGGGGGCCGAACGTACCGTGCATGGGCGCGGTACGTTCGGATAACCGGATAGACCCCTACCAGATGAGCGATGGTCCCGCTGGGATGCGGCAGCATCCGGTATGGAAAGCCCGTAAGCCCGTAATTCCGTCGGCCTACTGCCTTGTGCCGACGGCGGACTCGGGGAGACATGGCCGCGTGATATCCGTGCGGGTTCTGGATGCATGGTAGGGCGCGGTGCGCAAGATGAGGTAGAGGTGCTGGGTGGGGAATCCGGCCAGCGGGACTATCAATTTGAGGGAGGCACGTAGTGATCTGGTATCCACGGACACGGGCAGAGGCGGAGGCACACCGGTACCATAGTCTGGAGCATGAATTTGATAGTTACGTGTGCGCCGCAGAGATTCGCGTCCGCGGCCTTGAGTCATCGTGGCAGTGCGCCCGTTATTCGGGACACGGCCCTGACAAGTTGTTCTGTCGGCTGCACGCGAAGATGATTGCGAAGGAGGCGAGCAATGTCTGAGACGATGAAGCGGCGATACGCGACGCATGTGCCGGGATGCGAACCGGACGAGGTTGTGCAGCTTACGAGCATCGAGCCTAACGGAATGGTTTACTGGATTGGTGATGGTGGCCACTTTGAATATGGCGCCCCTGATACCGAGTACATGACGGATGTCCAGTTCCTTCCCGACTGCCCGAGCAACGCGGCCCCGTGGCGACCATCGGCGGACGCGGTAGCCGAGGCACGTCGCATCGCTGTGGCCGGCGTAAACCAGTATGGATTGTGCCAAAGCGAAAGTCAGGAGATCGTTGACCTGCTCACCCCGCCGCCCGCCGAGCCGGAATGGGAAGCGCCGTTTCCCGGCCAGACCTGGCGCACCAATCAGCCGCACCATCAAGTCCTCAAGTTCGAGGCGCCGGTCGTAGCGTGGGATAGACAGAAGGGCATGTGTCTTGTAGTTCCGGCTCGTGCAGACGACGGAATGCAGGCCGGCTGGCAATCGGTATGGATATCGCCTGACACGGTGCGCGCCGAGTGGCACCGCGTAGATGGGCCATCGGTTTCTGAAGAGGTGACACCATGAGATACCGCGTGGTTTGGTGGAAGCACCGTGGACGCCGTGGATACGATGTGAGGGAACATCTCCTGACCACGAGACGCGGGCAAGCCGCGAGCGTACTGCTTTGCGGACGCCGGATGCCGTTCCTGACCGATCCTGAACTCTTGGATGTTCATCTAACCACGGTCAACGCTAATGAGCCGTTAAGTTCAGAGACATGTCAGAAGTGCTGGCAAAGAGCAAGAGAGGAGGCGAAGAAACCATGAAGTACGTCACCGGCGCACTTGCAGTGCTCGCTATCGCCTTGTGCCTCGCGTTGGCGGTTCGGGTAGACCGGCTTCAGCGCCGTCTTGACGCCTACCCCGTCCTGTACATCGCGCCGAGCTACACGCTGGTCAACCAGCTTCAGGCGGACCATGATAGCCTGCGCCGCGCGTTCGTGGGCTACCAGAAGACGATAAGCCCGTGGCTGGACCGGCTGGAGGGGCAGGTGTCCGATCTGCGCCCGGCGACGCAAAGGGGGAGCCGATGACACCCGACGAGATTCGCAAGGCCGTCGAGCAGGCGCAAGTTGAACACATTGAGTTCGAGGACGGGAGTGAGGGGTTGATATTCTACGCACCGCTACCCCCGGAAGCCTACGAGAATTGCCCGCGATGTGGGAATGATCATGCAGCGGGTGAATGTTCGGGGCCGCCGCGCGCCATGAAGCCCGAACTTACGAAGGTGTACACGGCGAAGGAGGACCCGACGTGAGCGACTACCGCAGATTCTACGCAGCGCGGCTGACGCGGTACACCGATGACGGTTACGTGGCGGAACCCACGGACGATGATCTCGTTCACGTCGCGGACACGCATCGGAGCTACCTGTGTCGCCATCCACCGTGGCCGGGCAAGGCGGTCAACGCCCCGGTCACATGCCCCGAGTGCCGCCGCGTGCTCGAAGGCCTGTTTGCGAATCTGGCCGAACTTGTCAACGGCGGTGCCCCGGAGTGGAAGGACGTAGTAGCCTGTACGCAGGCGGCGCAGGGGCTACCGGCACTGTTCGCGGCGTTGCGTGATTTCGCGGATCATCAAACCGCCTGCTGCCCGAATCGAGTACGGTTGGCTAAGGCATGGCTGGCGATGACGGACGGACCGACAAAGGAGTTGAACCATGAAAAAGCGTGAACTACGAGAAGAGCTTGCCGAGCTCGAAGCCGAGAACCGGCGGCTTAAACGCGAGAATGAGCGATTGCTCGCCCAGGCGATGCGACGTTCACTAATCCGCGTTGTCCCGTATCCCGTCGGACCGTTTCGGTCGGTCTTCCTGGCACCATCAACCGGCGATCCTCCATACTACGGAGAAACGGGGGTATCGTAATGGACCTGACAAACGCGACGACTGACGCAACAGAAGGAATGACAAGCATGAAACCTCGTCACTATCTACTCATCGTGCTGGCTCTCGTTGGCTCGTTCGCGTTCGTCGCGCGGGCATTCACGGCAAAGCGGATGCCATCATATGAGATGGTACATCCGGTGAACTATGAGATCATTGAGTACGTCGATACCTTCAGCATGCAAACGATAGACGGCCGGGTTCTGCGCTATATGGGAGTCTGGCATAGCTCGATACGCGATACAGCGCGGTACGCGCAAGTCTACGTCCGTGTTGAAGACCTCGTAGGACAGGACAATGGCCATTAAGACTCAGAATGAGCAAGACCGCGTCCGCCAGCTTCTTGCGGACGTTTGTGATTTTGAGCGAACGGTTAAGCAACTAATCACGGCCCTTGCCACGCGCGAGGCGAAGCACGATGTAGCTTGGAATCTGCCCGAGCGCGGCGCCGTCTACCATCACAGCATCGTGCTTTGGCGGCGGCTGGCTCGGTACCGGGCTGGTCGGCAGTGAGAGGATGATGGGTGTAAGTAGCAGCCGATAATAGGCATTACGTCAACTTGATAGGAGATGACCGATGCCACAGCCTGATTCCTTGCTGTTCGGCCAACAAGTGCTTATCAGCGTCGCATATCGCACGGGTAGCACATCGACGCCAGCCGTGGACTGTGAGTATTGCTTCGACGCGCGGATAGTTTATGTCGATGTTGGCGTGCCGGACTGGACAGGTTGCCGGCGTCATCCGATAGCGTGTCCGCATTGCCAGACGAAGGGATGACCAATGCCACAATTTCGGAAACGCCCAATCCTGATAGATGCCGAACGATTTGAGCCAAAGGGTATCTTCGATGGCCTCTCTTGGCGGCCCTACTGGGAACCGTACGTAGTACTTGATGTAGTGAGATTGCGCGCGTGGCCCTGGTTCTGGCGGGCACGCTACGCTATCAGGACTGCCGAGGGTCTGATGGACCTTCACATAGGGGATTGGATCATCACGGGCATCGCAGGCGAGCATTATCCGTGCAAGCCCGCTATTTTTGAGGCGACGTACGATCCCATCATAAAGGAGACGACCGATGCCACAGCCTGACGGCTCGGCGGGTATCATCGCGGGGATGTGGTTCCTCGCGCCCCGCAAGGTGAAATACGAGTGTGCATACCCGAACGGATTCTTGGAACGGGCGCGGGTGCCCGTGGGCTACGGGCCATACGACCCGGTACTGCATGTATGCGCAGGGCGGGTACGTGACTACCCGAACCCGTCCGCAATCGGGATGCCCTTCACGCTCGATCTCGCACCGGAGACGGAACCGGACTTCTTACAGGACGCGCGGGAACCGTGGCCGGCGATGTACATTCCGTGGCGTCACATCCTTGCCGACCCCGATTACGACGACGCCAACGCGGCCAAGCACACGCCGCCCGTAGAGGCGCGCCCGCTGCCCGCTACGCTCTTGGAAAGGGCGCAGGAGGCTCTCATCCCCGGTGGCCGGTTCGGGCTACTCTACGGCCCCAGCCCCGTGCGGTACGACAAGAAGAAGATGCGCCTGCTCGCCGAGGTCGGGGTCAAGGTTGGTCTGAACGGTGATCTGCGGATGTTCTACGTGTGGGAGAAGATGTGATGGCTGCGACAACGGGTATCATTAGTGGTGGAGCTATCTGCGGCCCGGCGCCGGTGATAGTGCTTGCTCGCCGGATGCCCTGTTCGAGCTGCGGGGGCTGCCGGATCATACTCAAGGAGTGTTACGAGTGGTACCCGGCGAGCTATACCTGTCTGTACTGTGGCCGTCAATGGTCATCAGACGGCGAGGTCCGTGGCTATTGGCGGAAGCGCGGGGCACCAGTACGGATAAATGCGGCTATACGGGCCCGGCGCCGGGCGGGACATTACCGCGATGCTGGCATACTGAAAGCGGACTGGCCGCTACCGGCGAATCTGATCGTGAGGCAGCCGTGACGCCTGACCTCGAACTCGTGACCGACGGCCCGCTCTACCTCGGCCCGTACCTGCGCGAGCGGCGGGCCACGTTCGACGAGTGGTGGGCGTGGGTCTGCGCGGCGGGCATTGGAATGGAGTGGTTGCGATGGCAATGAATCAGATCGACATCGAGAACGGTGACGTGCTCGTACGGATCACGCCGACGCCTGAGCTCCGGCGCTACGTCTTCCGTATTACGTTGACGCGACTCGCACGTTCGCTTCTCATACCGGAACCCAAATACCCAGACGCGATATTCGAGATGTACCTTGAGCCGTCCGACTGGCGGGCACTTGTCGCATTGGGCAATAAGGTGCTTGCGACACTGGCCGATAGAGGAGGAGAATGATGGCGACGACGAATGCGCCCGCATACCGCGCTGTCATGTCAAGCGTGTGTCTTTCGTGGCGCTGCCCAATTTGCCGCAAGGAACTGAAAAGCGGACGCGTGACTAATGCCGCTGCGTTCGAGGCGTTCGGGGTGCGCACGGATCGACACGAACTGGCATGTCTCACGCAGAGAAAGAAGGCGGAGCGTGCCGATAGAGGAGGAGAATGATGCCGACGACGATTTCGTGGACCGATGAGACGTGGATGGTAAGTACCGGATGTACGAAGGTCAGTAGCGGATGTAAAAATTGCTTTGCTGAGCGCCTGTCAGCGACGCGCCTGAAGCACCTATCGCAGTACGCCGAGGCGACAGACGAGCGGGGGCATTGGACGGGGAAGATCACGTTGATCCCCGAGGCGCTCGATAAGCCGCTGCATTGGAAGAAGCCGCGCATGATCTTCGTGGATAGCATGAGCGATCTGTTCCACGAGGACGTGCCGCTCGACTACCTCAAGCGGGTCTTCGATACGATGGTGCGGGCGCACTGGCACAGCTTCCACGTCCTCACGAAGCGGGCAGACCGGCTCGCGGCGGTGTGCGGCGAACTACCCTGGCCGGGAAACGTCGCCATCGGCGTGACGGTCGAGCGGAGCGACTACCTCTGGCGGATCGACGAATTGCGGAACGTGCCGGCGGCCGTGCGGTTTGTGAGCTTCGAGCCGCTTATTCAGCCAATTCTATGGGATGCCGTGGATTTGACCGGCATTGAGTGGGCGATATTCGGCGGGGAGAGTGGACCGGATGCGCGACCGGAAGGACCAGGACATTCAGCATATTCGATGGTCTCGTCGGCCCGATCTTTTATTTTTGTATGCCGCGCGCGCAACGTAAGCCCCTTTGTCAAGCAACTCGGATCAGCCTGGGCGCACGAGAAGGATGCGAAGAACCGGAAGGGCGAGGATATGTCCGAGTGGCCACTGTCGCTGAGAGTGCGCGAGTGGCCGAGGAGGGTAGCATGAACCGGACGGGATGGTGGACGCTTGCCGCACTCCTCAGTCTGTCGAAAGAGCGCGGGTGGGTAATCCGGCGCGCGGTGCTCCAGGCGCGATGCCTGCATTTCCGAACACGGCTTCCGGGACGACCAAGGAGGTTGGTGTGCTGAAGAATTTGTGGCGGCGTTTCTGGCTTGTACCCGTGTTCCTCGGCGCTCTCGTAGCACTCGTGGCTCTCATTGTATTCGTGCTCACGCCGCGCGCATATGAACCGGCGTCGACGCGGCCGCAGGTGCGATCGGATACGACATACTGCCAGTTCCCGCTCCAAGGCGTCTACCCGCGCGACATCGCGTTCCCCGGTATGGACGCGCAGGGGCTCCCGCGTGTGTGGTACATGCACGTTACGTTGACCGCCGTTTTCGTCGACGGAGAGGTCGTACAGGTTCCGCCCCGGACGGTCATGCGTATTACCGCAGCGAGTGATACGACGCACTTGCCGTAAGAAGGGGACCCCGCCGCGCGAAGGAGGCAAACGCGGCGGGGCGAACCCGTGGCGCGGGAGGAGAACCGCACCGCGGGGAATTATGCTGTGCCCTTTAGTTTCTCGAGCGTTCGCAATCCCGCATATCCGAGGAACGTCCCGATAACCGTGACCCAGAACATCATCGGATATACCGGCACTTGCGGCGTGCCGCTCAGGAACAGGGATAGCGTCGGGACGATGACGAAGCCATGAGCGACGGACACGACGAGTACCCACGGCATAGCTGGTCGTGATCGCCGAACGAACCAATCCGTAGATGACGAGAGCTTGCCTTCGAGCTCGTGCATATTCGCCATATCGGAGGCTTCCCGCTGTTCGCCCTCACCGGCCAGACGAGCCAGTTCCGTTTCGTGATCCATTTCGTACTTCCGCAATTCGACGAGCAGTTCCGGCCGTGCATCTAACGCAGCCGCCACGGCATCCGGCGCCTCAGCATCCGCGCCCGCGATTTTAGCCACCACGGAGCGCACAGCGTCGCCGGCGAATCCGGGCAGGGGTAGAACCCGTGCCAGGACTTGCGCCCCGCCTAGGGCAACCTTTTTTGCCACGTCTTTCCACGTCATCCTACATCCCTCCTCCGCGGGCATGAGGGCCGCGGCGTTGTGGGTCGGTCACCTCTGCCTGCAAGCGGGAGCGGACCGCCGTACTTCCAGTTCAGGTAGACGGCCACGGCCGCGAGTAGAATCAGGCACCCTAACGCAATCATGTGATTTCTCCTTCGATGGTTGAGAGTAGTGCCGTGACGGGTTCGCGCTTCCCCCCGTCGATGATCCGCCAGTATCGCCACGGCTTACCGTTGGCGAGCGGATAGGGCGGGCGGGAGATAAGCTGCGGCGCTGCGGCGAATCGCCGGAACTCGTCGTCCTGTTTGCACGCCGCCGGCCACGAGACATGTATCCAGTCAACGCCCTTCGCGTGCTCGTATATCAACACGCGGGGCGCAAGGGCGTACCGGCCTTCCACGAGGGCCGCGATCTCGCGGAACAGGTCGGGGGCCTTCCACGCCGGCGAGTTCACGTCGCACGCCCCGGACGCCTGCGCATTGAGAGAGAGGAGAGTGTGGTCGGAGCCGACGAAGCTCCCGGCGGCTTGCCAGCCCTGTTCGTCACGCCAGCCCCGGTACTGCCGCGCCTCCGTGTTGACGACGAGCTTCCCGACCTTGCCGACGAGTGGGTTGAGGAATAGCTGGAGGGCGACGTGCGACAGGGCTATGTCGGCGTGGCGGTACGGCTCCGAGAGGGCGTCAGCGGTACAGAGCCGTTCCGGGTAGAGGTCGGCAATACTGAGCGTCATATTTCCTCCCCGTTCAGATGCGTCTCTAGCCGTCGTCGCACCACTCCTATTTCCCGCCGATCGTCCGTGATCTGCTCCTGTAGATTCTGGACGCGCCGGTCGACACCCTGCATATCAGTTCTCAGGTTGTCCAGCTTCTCTCCGAGCGGCGCAATAGCCTCCCGGAATCCGCCGTCAAGACGTTGCGCCACGGCGTCCGCCATGCTCGTGTGGTTGCGGCGGTCGGACGGTTCCGCCGTCGCTTCCGGGAGTACCCGTACCGGAAGCCGCCGCCCCGTTGACACAATGTACACGGCGGCAACGCCGATAGCGGCGGCGGCCAAAAGTACGAAGATGCCGATGTCGGCAACGAATATCTTATGCCGCGGACTGAGGGCGCTCAGAATATCGCCCGGCTGGGTATAGGCACCCAATCCGATAGCGGCGGTGAGGAACGTCAATATCGCGCTACGTGCGAGTTTCACAGATACTCCCCTTCTCGTGCATCGAGCGGTGTCGACGCCCACATGACCGCGTACAGCACTGTTGATCAGGGCGCGTTGCATAGAACGGTCTACTACATACCGCGCAGGTGTGGTCCTTGCCGTTGGCCTTCTGGTATAGGTACCAACATCGGCGTGAGCAGAATTGCGAGCGGGGCAACGCCGCCTTCGTACACCCCGCGCGTTGGCACCGGCGCGGCCAGACGCGGGCGGGGTGCGCCGGGTGCATGAACTTGTCGAGCGGATTCGGCAAGACGGCGAGCGTGATGCCGGTCACCGGATCAATGCGGCGCACGAGCCGCGCCTTCTCCCACGTCGTCACGGCTCGACTACCTCTCTTTCGACGAGATAAGCGTCGTCCGACTGATGGGTCCGAGCGTGATTCCGGCCTCGCCGAACACGCGGAACTCTGTGCGGATGTCTTCGGCCCGCGTGACGGAGAACCAGTGCGCATTGACCCAACCTGAGTCCCCGCGAACGATAGCCCGGACGCTTCCGACGAGTTTCACGTCGGGGGCGAGCCGCCGCCACGTCGCTATCGCCTTCGCTTGATCCGCGTCACGCCACGCGAACTTGACGCTCACCACTTCCGCCGCACTGGCGAACGACGCGACACACAGGATCACCAGAAGAAGCTTTGTCAATTCCCTGGCCCCCCCGCCGTAACCTTCGTGTAGTACCCCGCCCACGCTGGGTCGGTCGCTTCTACCGTCCCATCCGTCCCGAACGTCCCGGTATTCCCGCGCCCGGTCTGGTCCGTCACCGATTGCCCGGTGCCGGGCTGCATCGAGTACCAGAGCACGCACCCCGATAGCGGGACGATCGACAGCCGGTCCTCCGCCACTTCCGCAGCCGACAGAACGCGGTTGTAGACGCGCAGTTGAGCCAGACTGCCGTTGAAGGGCTGGTATCCGTCGCCACGAGTGCCGACGCGGGCCGGTGTCGTGGCTACTATCGTGCCGGTGAGATCGTCTTCACTTACATTCTCTGTTTCACTACTGCCGTTGACATACAGCGCAACCCCAGCTGCGGTCTTACTCCCGTCGTATGTCCATCCGAGATGCTGCCAGAGTGTCGCACTACGTATGTCGGTTGGCCCATCTACCCTTATGCGATAATCGACGCCGGCGATGTAATTTTGAATCGACATCCCTATACGCCCATTGGACGCACCGAACTCACTCCCCACGCCTACGCCCCAGCCCTTACTGTGTGAGTCCGTGTATTTTGTGATAATGTGTCCCGATGTGGCGTTCGTTTGCACCCACGCCGCGACGCTGAATGCGCTGGACGTATCGAATCTCAGGTCCGCCACGTTGCCGATGAGAATCAGGTCGTTCGTCCCGTCGAACAACGTGCCGTAGAACGGCCGTTTGACCGCGATGTTGAACGTGTTGCCCGCGATGCTGTTCGCGGCGTTTGCCACCGTGAATGTCGCGCTGTCGGTCGTATCGCCCGGCGCCGTCCCCGCGTGCACGTACGACAGGCTCCCGGCCGTCACCTGCGCCTGCGTCCACGTCGTCACCGCTACGCCGCCAACCCGGAACTCGCCGTCCGTCGGCCCGCTCGTCACCGTGTACGTGATCGGCGCCGTTCCAGTCGCGTTCAGATAGCTGTTCGTGATCGTTGCCGTTTGCGCGAACGTGTCCGTCAGCGCTGCGTTCGTGGCAAGGGAGACGGGATCGGCGGCCCCCTCGTTGTCACCGACGACCATGCCGATGACGAACGGGGTGACAGGTGGCTGTATCTGTCCGCCCGCAGGAACGCCAAGAACGTAGACGAGGCCGAGGGCCACCGCCAGTCGTTTCATAGGTTACTCCTTCACGGCGGAGACCGTGAGCTTGTAGCTCTTCAGCGATAGCACGGCATGGAGATTCCGCACCGTCACCTGGTATGCATCGGCAACGTTGCGAATCTGTAACGTGACGGCATATGCATTCGCCGTGTCGAGCGACGTTGGCATCGCGGGCCGCACGAGAAGACTATCGACGCGCGTCGAACCGGAGCCGAATGGAGTACTCGCTACCACTGCTGAGGATACAAGACCCGTCGAACCGTACATCCCGGCCACGAGCGGTTTGATCGTCACGGTCCAAGCACTATCGGCAGCCTCCGCCGCCGTGGCCCCCTGAATACCGGAGGCTGTGATCTGGAGGAATGGGTACCGCCCGATACTGATTACCGGCGGCTCACTCGTTGCCCCGTAGATCGCGGACGAATAGTACACCGTGTCAGTCCGCGTGCCCGCCGCTGCGACGGTCTGGCCGCTCGTAACCGTGAACTCGGCGGTCCGCACCCGGAGTTGTGCAGGCGCGGCTCCAGTGAAGAACCCGAGAAGCGCGATGCTCAGGACCAATCTCTTCATGTTCCGTACCTCAGGTATCGGGGGCGCACAAGCCGCCCCCGCGCGTATCCTACTGGCAGGTGTACATCAGGGCCATTACGACCATGCCAATCTGGAATGCTACGATGATTGGAAACAACATCGACTTCACCTCCTTCTCCTCACGATACGATGAGATTGTTTACCGACGAGAAGCGCTCCCGCTTGTCGTCAGACTGGCGGTCCACGCCGATCCGCCGCCAGTATGCCTCCCACGTTCCGATGAACGGCGTGCTTGTTCCTTCGATGGTCCAAATATACCGCCACTCACTCGTCTCGGACAACGGTTCATCCCGAAGGATCACGCGCTCTATCAAGAATAAGACATTTCGGACGGCGAACTGTTCGATGGTCACGGTCTGGGCGTCGCCCGGCTTAAGCCCTGTCGTCGGCGTCTCGTACGTGAGCGCGTAACGGGGGAAGTAACTCGTCGCCCCATCGGCGCAGTACTGGTCAATCAATTCGTCGGCTACCTCCTGCGCATCGACAACGAGCGTCGGCTGGTTCAATCGTTCCACATCTTCATATTGCCCCGTGCCCCCCTCATCCGCATCGCGCGCCGAGACTTCCGTTGCGTCCGTTGATGTGACGACTGCCGGATACATTCCCCGATAAACGACCACGAGCGTCTGAGCGGACGTTAGAGCCACGGCTCCTAGATCGGACTGTTGCGTAATGTCGTTCGCCCCCTCCTGCCACGAGAACTCGTAATTGGTGCGGAACTGAACCGTCCGTGCAACTTCCACGTCACCGATTAGAGCGTACGATATTGTAGCGGCAACCGTCTCACTCGGATGGTCGAGCGTTACGGTGGTCGTACCAGATAATGCCTTCCCCCAACAATTCGCGGCGTCATCTACTACACCTACGTATTTCGTCGTCGCGGCATCCGCGTACGCAAGCGGGGGCATGTGCGCGGCGTTAATCGTAATACCGACGCGCCCGTATTCATCATCGGTAAAGGTGCAAATCGTGAGACCTGTATTTACGTTCTTAACTGTGATCGTACCAGCCGGCGGATTCGCGAGCACGAACGCCAATACCTTATCGTACGGGCCAAATGCGACTGGCGTAAGACCCTGAAGCGCGAGTGTCCCTGTACTTACCGTATCAGAACCGCTGGCCTTTGAGTATATCGTGCAGTTCATCGTGTCGCCGGCATCGTCCGATTCGACAGTGATATTGAAACCGCCAGGCTGATTGATGAATCCGAGTCCCGCCGTCGAGGCCGCACCGTATAGATTTGTCGAGCCGCGCCGCCATACTTGCCGCGCCCCACCTCCCACGGTGAGCACCGGCAGAGAGGCTGTCGGATACGTGGTCGGGAACTGCGTGAGCGTGCTGTCGCCCTTGATGCTTTCAGTCCGGTTGGCCGCTTCCGTCACATCAAATATGAGGTACTGCTTGTTCCGATAGTCGGTTCGATGCGCGCGCACGGATACATTGCGAATCGCCGGGTACGGCGACACGAAGCACATCGCGCTATCGAACCATGCCGTGCCGTCACCGCCGAGGTAGATATATGCACCGCCCGCCTGAGCTTGGTACGTAAAGGACACAGATAAGCGCGTCCACGATGAATTAGCCGTTGCCATCGTGCGTGTTATTTGTGAGTCGCCCCGATCTACGGCCAATTGTACGCCGGTCGTTCCGCCGGCAGTGCTCGTGCAGCGGCACCACACGGTTGCGATATATGGCGCTTGATCGATGAGCGTCGCATCCGCAATAAGTTGGTAACTGCCGGTGCTCGCACCGCCTGTGTGTTTGTACGACTTATCGCCTTCCCAATGCTGGTCGGTGTCCGTCTCGCGCGTCGTCGGAGCACCCCATGCCGTCCAGCCGGAGGGCGCGACACCATCGGCGCTCGTTTCAAAGTCGTTATTCGTCGCGCAGAAGTTTTCGTATACGTCCCATGACGCGGCAACCGCCGTGCGGGTCCTCAGATCAATCGTCCGGTTCGTGTTCACGATCACCGAACAGCCGGTCAGCTTCGCAATCTCGTCGAGTACCCATCGCACCGGCCGGTACACGCATTCGAGCCGATCAATTGTGTAATTATGGACCGCCGCGTCAATCGTGCCCTCCGTGAAGTCTTCCGCCGTGAGGGCATCCGTGAACAGGTTATCGAGGATCGTTCCGACGGTGACCGTATCCCACGTCCGGGCGATAAGCCGGCGATCAAAGCGCGCGCTCAGGTCCACGGCGTCGCACGTGAGTTCCACGTAGTCATGCCCCGGCGCTTCGACAACGAACTCGCGCCGAACATCTTCTATCGTCCCGAGAAAGACTGTCGTACTCGTCGGCTGTTGGAAGTCAAGGCTCTTACCGGATCGGATGATTGAGCCGAACGCGCTTGTCGGCCCGCGCAAGGTGAACGAAAGACGCGCGCGCTGATTGATCGTACGCTCCAGCCTCACGGAACCGTCCACGAGGTAGTCGGATACATCCGTACCGTTGGCGTACGAGCCATCCAGGGCAACATAGAGGGCTATGCTCATGCGGCCCTCCGGTTTAGTTCGCGGCTAAGCGCGGGCAGAAGCACGTCCGCCACCTCACGGCCTGCGATGTTGACGTGGATATGCTGCTCCCCGCCGCCGCGTGTCGGCTTTGCCAGACCTGCAAAGGCCGCCGGCGCGGCAAGTAGAGACGTGCCGCCCGTCGCCGGTGCCGCCGCTACGGCTGCTATCGTCGTCGCAAAGCCGAGGACGCCCTTGAACACGCTCCAGAATGACGCGCCTGACCCCATCCCTGTTGCCGCCATGACCGTTTTGAGTAAGATTGCCTTCGCTATCGCCGCTACAAGCTGCGCAATCAGGGACCGGATTGCCGCCCGCATAATCTCCGATGCGGACGAGAACTGAATCGCGGCCTGTCCTATTGCCGAGGTAAACGTATCCATGAGATTGCCCCACGCCGCGAGGTACTGTTGTTCCTCAGTAAGACGTTTTTGTAGCTCTCTCTCCTTCTCAACTCTAATGCGATCTATCAAAGCCATTTCTTTATCATATTTTATCTGTGCGGCTCTGGCCACGCGCTCAAGTGTGGCGACCTCCTTTGTCGCTGCGTACTCGGCCGCATTGATCTGGACCTCGGCGCGGTGCTTCCACATATTCTCCGTCTTTGCGGTGAGGTCCGCCTGTTGGGCATCGATCCAATCGAAGTATGCAGCCTCGGCGGTACGTATCGCGGCGAGGCGCTGCTTCACCGCGTTGATCGCCGCTACATCTGGCGTCCCGAACCGCGCCCGCCCCGCGAAGCCGCCGCCCCATGCCGACGGCGCGGTGATCGGCGCGTGCGATATGCCGGGGGTCGGTGGCGCCGTCACCTGTCCGGCCGTACCCGTTACGCCACCGCGCATACCGATAACCATTGCACGCCGCACCTTCTCCCAATTCGCGGCGATAAGCGCGACCGCCGCTGCCACGGCGAGCAGCCCGGCGATGATTGGATGAGCAATAGCTACTGACATAAGGACGATCACGGAACCGATGACGATCTTCAGTAGGGCGAACGCCTTAAGAAGCGGCCCTATGCCCGCGACTATCATAGCGGTAATGATAACGAACCGCTGCCCGGTTTCGCCGAGATCACGCCACACGCTGATAACTGTCTGGATACCGGCCCGTAGTGTCGGGATCATCTCGCGGATAATCGGGATGATGGCGCGGCCGATTTCAGCGAGCGCCATAGCCCCGTCATGCTTCAGGGCGACGAACTCCGGCCCGAGTGCCTTGACGCCGCCGGCGGCCTTGATTGCCGCATATCCTATCGCGGTGATAGGCAGCGTGACGCCCATGGTGATCTGACTCCCCATGCGGCTCAGGTCGCGCCCCGAGGTCCGTATATCCTGTCCGAATGACATAATGTTCTTCGCTGCGCGTTGCATCCCGCGATCGAACTCCGTCATATCGGCGCCGATACGCACCATGAGAGATGCGATGGTCATGCTTCATTACCCCCGCTTCCGAACAGGGCTTGGAAGTACGCGACTGCTTGTTCGGGCGTTGCCTCGGCTATCGTAGCGCCCGTAAAGAAAAAGTCGGTCTCTTTCACCGGCGTCTTCCCGTCGCCAAGGAGTGAGACGATGAAGTACGCGAGCCTTGCCATTCTCGCGTCCGCCCGCTTGTGCCCGAGAATGCAGATGTTGGGCGGTAACGTTGCATAGGCCATCCATTCGGTCAGTTCATTCGAGTCGTGTTTGGCGAGCACTTCGCCGGGCGACATCCCCAGCTCGGAGGCAAGGTCGAACACGAACCGCCGGAACGGATTGGCCCTTAATTTTTTGCCGCCTCCTCGACCGCGCCCTCCACTAGACCACATACCTCCATTGCCTCACGCACGAGGCGGTCAAGGACCGTTGCGTCACGCTCCGCGAGGGCTGTTGCGTCATCGTCTTTATAGAGGCGTTGGCCGCCTTCATCAACGAGGCACCGTACGAGGAGCTTTATAGCGGTCGAGAGGTCTTTCGGCTTCAGTTCCTCCTTGCCATCAACCGTCACCTTATCGAAGCCCGTCTCGATGAAAGCGTTCCGCTCGTGGCCCGTCATACTCTGAACATAGACGGAGCCGCCCCATTCCGGGACGGGGACGAGCTTGCGCCGGTGATCCCGCGCCGTGTCGATATCCGCCCTGCGCAGGATGCGCGGTGGCGTGTTGCCAACCTCCTTCTCGTCGCTCATGCTTCCACCTCCGGTGGTGTGGTTTCACATGCGGTGCCGCCATCACGGCGCCAGATTTTCGCTACTTCGTCTTGGCCCTCGGGTACCTGAACCCAAAGCACCCAGTACCCGCGCATGTCGCCACAGATGCGGGCCGTCTCGAAATCGACGGCATTTAGAGCCGCATCACCAAGCGTACCCCGAATACACACACGCCCGAGCTCGACGAGCTTCTCACGGGTCGTACCGGGAGCCGCTGCCGCACAAGTCATCCAAGACATAGTTTGTCCTTTCTATCAGACGGTGAAGCCGGTAAAGGTCGGCACGCCCGTAACCTCGAACGTCACGTCGAGGGTCATCCCAGCGTCATGCGGCACCGCGACGCCGAGACTCAGTACCCACGCCTTTCCGGTCACGCTTGCCGCTGGCGTTGTTCCGGCAATGGCAACCGTGAATGCTGGCGCCGATGCGATTGCAAGCGCGTCGTACGTCGTGCTGTCCATGGCATAGAGGAGACCGGATGCCGTGCCGTGCCCCGTGCTATTTGGCAGGAAATATAGCTTGACGGTCATCTCCATCCGCTTAAATGAGAGGGCGCTTGTCTCCCACATCCCGGTCGTGCCGTGGTTTGTTGCCGGGAGTGTCTTACGGGTGATCGTGAAAGAGATGTCCAGACACGCCCCGAGGCCAGCCGCGTTGTACGTTAAAGTGGACCCCTTTGGAAGAATCATGTTCGTCTCCTAAATGCTATCGACCCACATGCGGTATCGCATGACGCCGTGCCATGTTTGCCCGTCGGGGTCGCGGAAATGCTCATGCATTTCCAGTAGCGTGTGCCGGTGCGTGCCGCCAGTGATCGTAAGCGATTGATCGACGAGAAGCGCGGCGACCTGTGCTATAACGCTTTTGCAGTTCGTACTCCCCGCAGTCTCGCTGTCCTCGACCCATGCGTGTATCGTCGCCGTCAGGACGCGGCTTGTTGCATCGTGCGTGTCATGCGGCATCTCGTTCAGGTCGGACACAACGAGATACGGCAGTACCGCTGTATTCGGCGGCGTATCGTACACGGGCAGCGACGTTGAGTTCAACGTAACGGCCGTGCCGAGTGCTGCCTTGATGGCAGCCTGAGTCGCGAGAAGGATGCTTTTCGCCATGTCAACACGGTCCTGCCGCGTTCACGGCGGTATAGGCTGTTCCCCACGTTGGGGCGGTGGTTCCAAATGCGAACGACGGGCCACCGGAGAACTCTGTTGCCGACGTGCCGGAGCCGGGGTAGAACGGCCAGAATGTCTCTGAGCCTGCGAGTTCCGGTCCGATGAGCATATCCGCCGCTACCTGCGCCGCGGTACGTGCAGAGAGAACGTAGCGGATGAGGGTCAGTGATCCTGTCCATTTGCTCGCGCCGCCGGCTGCCGCACCGATATTAGCGGTCGCCGATACGGTCATCGTGAGGATCGTTGAAATATCGGTTCCGGTGCCGTCTTCAACGCCGTCAATGTAGAGGTGGAGTAGCTGCGCACTTCTATCGACCACCATTGCGACATGTGTCCAGTCTGACGCCGTAAGGGCGCTTGTCGCATTCAATATTACGGAGCCGGTTGACATTAACCATATTTGCGGCTTGCCGGATACCGTCACTAGCCGCCAACCTGTTGCGCCCAGATGGTTAATGATGTTCTGCGTTCCCGAACTGGTCGTGAGCTTAACCCACGCTTCAACAGTAAAGGAACCTGTGCCTGCTTCGAGACTTGCGGCCGTCCATGCCGCCGCCGTCATCGTGAGCCAGCCGCCGCCGAACGTGAGTCCATAGAAGTATGTCGGCGTCATGCTCTGCGGCTCAGTCTCGCGGCATACGAGGTCAAGTGCATGATCATAGAAACCCTCGGCGTTCACTTCGATGATTTCGAGATACCGCGTTACGCTATCGTGGGCGAACACCACACGCATATCCGGCTTGATACCCGTCTGCCAGCGCATGACGACGCGGTGAATCCGGTCACCCTGCAACTGATCGGCGTGCATCGTATCAGAACCACCGCGCGGGTCGATTGCGGCCCAAGCGGTCGTATGTGTCGTCCACGATGTCGGCGTGACCCCGTACACGTCCTGTACGGTGCCCGTGTTCTCCTGAATAGTGATCCGGTGCCGCAGATCACCTGAGCGAAGGCTGCGACCGGGCATTATCGGGCACCCCGGTTGAACACACGCTTAAGGTCCGCCAAGAGCCACGCCTTCCCGATTTCCCATGCCGGATAGAGGAAGGGGCGTGCGGCGTGTGGAACATTCCGCACTCGCTTTGCGAATATCCAAACACGGCCTATCTTGAACCGTAGCGCCTTCTTGAAACGCGGATAGATGAACTCTGTGTGCGGTGTAGTGCCGAACTCGACGTACGGCGCGTATACGACGTTCGTGCCGATTTCGTGCGTCATGCCGTCCGCGAACGCGGTCATGCCGATGCTCGACCGGAGCCCTCCGGTATCGACGGTGACGCGGTTCTTCGCAAGGCGTTGAATCTGCAAGGCCGCCTCGTTCACGGCGCGCTTGACGTCCTGACGCTTCAGGACTGAAAGCCGCGAGAGGGCAAAGACGGCCTTTTTCCCGCCGACGAGGCTCACCGTTATCTTGGACATAGGTCCGCCGCTCTGGCGATACCAGACGCAATGAGCACCCCTGCCTTTGCCTCGGGCACGGTAACAATCTCCCCGGCTTCCCACATGATGTGAAGCCCGAGGTGCGTGTCGACGAGTATGTAGAGACGCACATCGTTCACAGCGTCAGCACCTTGTACGGATTCAGAAGTATCTGCGCCTGGCCCGGTACCTGCCCCGACGTAGTGGCGAACGCGCCCATCGGCGCATCCCGGAATTCGTAAAGGAATGCGACTGTGTGCATGATTGCCAGCTTGATGGCGCTCGGCACCGATGCCGCGGTCGTCCCGTAACCGCCCACGAATGTAAACTTCATGCTGTTGCGGCTACGCAGGTCGGACGGCCATGTGTACCCGTTGTTCAGGATCACGCCGCCGGGTGTCCCCGCCGTGTCGACGAGATAGGACGCCACGGCAAACGTGCTCTCTGTGTTCGAGTCATTGTAATGCTTGATCGACGTGACGCTACTGAGCGGCGGGCGCGGTAACGACATGCGGTCGCTCCCCGGTGCCGATAGGGTGAGCGGCCAGCCGGTGCGCACCTTCCAGTCGTCATCGTCCCGCCCGACCGGCACGCCGTCAATCCAGTACTCCCACGTCGCATTGAGAATTGTGCGCTGTGTGTACTGCTCGCACATGAGATACGCCGCGCCGATGATGTCCGCAAAGAGCGTGTCGTCGGTCGTGACGGTGCTCTCGACCTTGCAAAAGTTCTTCACTTCCGCTGCGGTCACGAGCGTCGTTGCGGTCGCCCCTGTTACGAGAATCAGGTTCCCCGTCACGGCTTCCCGCGCTTCCGTTTTGGCGTTTTCGCGTCAACCGGCTTGCTCTCTATCGGCTCCGCCGGCGGGCGTATCTCTGGTGTATCTGGTACGACGACCTTCACCTCGGCCGCCGCCCATTTCTCAGTCACGAAGACCCGCGCGAGACTGGGGGGCAGGTCGTATACCTGCCCCTCGTGATATGTCTCGACCTGCGCGCCATCTGGCGAACCCTTGCTCGTGCGCAGCATCTTGACTGTCATCGTCTCTCCTTATGACGTCAGGGCCGCTGTGGTCGGTGCGGCTTCCGGCTGCGTGCCAGAGTTCGCGGTGATCGCCACCACGCCAATGGGCCACGCGCCCGTCGCGCCCGTGTAGTTCAGATACACGAGGACGTACCGCGCAGTGCCCTTGTACCCCACCCACTGCGTCAGGGCATCCTCACCGGCGGCATCCACTGTCGTGAACGCGCCCTCGATATTCGCCGCGGCAACGGCCGAGTACGAAGCGCTCGCCAGCGGTGTGGCCGTTGCTTCATAGAGTGTCGGGACAAGCTTCACCGATGAGCTAAGCGTCCCCGCCGCCGTACCCATCATCACACCGATGACGAGGCTCTGGCGGCTGCCGACGCCGAGGTCGATGTAGTAACTGTACGCATCCACACCGTTATCATCGGCGACGGCACGAAGCTGGCTGACGTAGATGTTGTTCTTCAGATCGCGCATGTGTAAGTGTCCTTTCAATTGCAGTTCGGGCAGTAGAGATAGCCGATGCTATCCGTCGCCGCCGTGTAAACGTCCGCGCCGGGTCGCTGGAATGACACGGCGTTCGTGCCAGCCATGCGCACAGTGACACCGTACGAACTATCGGCATTGATCACCCACACGGAAATGAGTTCGCGGGTGCTGCCAATCCCGGTAACGGTTGCCGTATCTCTGGCTTGTCCGGTAGCGATGGTTGCGTAGCCGGTCACGAGACCGTCGTTGAGATTCAGTTCCAAAGCCGAGCTCGTCACCGTTGTCTCGTCGATCTGGTATACGCCGCCCGCCGAGGCGTCTATGTTCAGCGTATCCGGCCCGGCCCCGAACGTCACCTTACTCGTCGCGCTTGCCGTCACAACCTTCGATGCTTCAACGGCCCCGAGCGCTGTAACGTCCACGGAATTGAGTTCAATGATACTCGACGTAAGACTCACCCCGCCGATCTGGAATCCCGTCCCGGTCGTGATATTCAGGGTGTCGCCGTCGCCGATGGTTATCGTGCCGTTCACGTCGAACGTGAGGGCGCCGGCCGCCGACAACGTGAGTACCTTGCTTGCCGCGGCTGTGCCGAGGGTCACCCCGTCAAGCGCCCCGAGTTCGCCGCTCGACAGGGTGAGGCCGTGGAGGATCACCGTCGCGCCGCTTGCAACGTTCAGGATACCGCCGCTGAAGACGTGAACCGTGTCACCGGACTCAATCCACAGAGCGGGCTTCCGGCTCCCCGCGTACTGCGGCTCCCAGATTTTCGCCTGCGTGGCCCCCGCCAGAAGCGCGAGGGCGAGTCCGACGCTGAGGAGGAGTCGTGTCATCATGTGTCTTCCCCTCCTTACGAGGTTGCGATCTTGAGGACGCGAATCGCCGTGTCGTCAATCACGGCCGCGCCGGTTCGTTTGAACGCGAGGATACGAACGAGACCGGATACGTTCTGGGTGTAGGGATCGCGCTGCATGATGATCCCCTGCCGATCGTAGATCGTGTACGTGCGCCGCAGGTCGCCGTACGCGATGGGGAAGGCGTTGGCGGCAATATCCGGCATCGACGTTGACACGACGATTGGAATACCGCCGATCACCAGTGGCATCCGCCCGTCCGGTGTCCCGAACAGCGGTCGGTCATTCCCATCGTTGATACTCAGGATTTCGCCGAGCGTCGTCCGGTTCATGTAGTACTTCGCGCCGGGCCAATATGGCTCGGGAAGGTCTGTCCGCAGCTTCAGGAGTGCGACGGCGTTCGTGAGTGTCGCTGTCTCGCCCTGCGCGCGATAGCGGCTCGCCTGAATCGTCGCGTCCACCATGAAGCCGGGTGGCCGCGTCTGAACGGTTCCCCCGACGAAGGCCGCGCCTTCGAGCACGTCAAACGAGTACGCGAACTCCTTGCCGAGATACGCCTCGGCATTGATGAACGTGTCCGAGAAGAACTCGACTGATGCATCGTTGTACACGGTCATCTTGTGGGCATCGATGTTCACCTGGCCGAATGCCATGGTCGCGTCCTTCGTCCAGGTCGCCGATTCCGCCGTCCATCCGCCAACCGGCCGCCCCGTGCGCTTCGGCATCGGAATCCGTGCCGCATTACCAGTGATGACGGTTGCGTTCTCCCGAATCTTGTCCATCTCCGACAGAGCCTCGATGATCGTGGTCGAGAGTTCGTCGTGAACGAGATAGCCGCCGTCCGGGTCGTCGGCGATGACAAGGTCCTTCCGTTCGAGTTCGGACATCATCGCCTCACCCTTGCGGAGATACGCATAGAGCGCCTTGCGCCGCGCGACCTGCGCCGGGTCAATCTGCTTGCCGTCCTTGCCCTGGTAGTCGATGCGCGATGCTCGCGTTTCGATTGTGTCGAGCCGCGTCTTCATGGCGTCGAGGTCGGCCCACCGCAGGCTGGCCTCTTTGATCTTGTCGAGCGTAGCGCGGAGTTCCGCCACGCCGTCGCCCTTCGTCTTCAGGTCAGCAATGGTCGCGGAGATGCCCTGAAGGTCCACGAGCGTCTTGCGGAACTGTTCAACCTCCGCCGTTGTGAGTGCCGTAAGATTCTCAGGCATGTGTAGTTCCTATACTGAGAGAGTGGAGGACTGCGCGTAGCGAGTGGAGCGTGTCCGGCTCGATCAGCATAGGCGGCTCCATCATCGAGTGGTTGGTGTGCGCCGGCTCGGCTAGGAGTGCCTTCAATTCGTCCAACGGTGTTCGGGTTTTCGTGGTTACGTCGATGAGCCGTAGTGTTACGGCCTTGACGAGTTCCGGTTCGATACCGACGAGTTCCTCCTGCGTCACATTGCGCAGGTGCAGGATAGCGGCGCGGTACTGATCGGCCGACTTGATGGCGGTTATCCCCGCCTCTTCGTTCGCCGGATGTGCAACGAGACTCCACTCGAAGAGCCGCACCTCCTTGATATGCCGCACGTCCGTCTCGCGGTCCCATTCGTCTTTGATCGTGCGGAATCCGATGCTCAGGCTGCGCAGGGCGCCGGCCTTCGCAAGCGCATAGTCGGCGGCGGCACGCGGCACATCCAGCACAAGGCGCCCACGAACATGTAGCCCTTTGTCATCTTCGCTTCCGGATTCCTGTACCCCGATCAACTCACGGTGTTCCGAGAATACGGTAATGTGCGGGTGTTCTTGGAGTGTCTTCGTGAATGCCCCGCGTTCGATGATGTCACCAGTGCTATCAACGTTGCCGAATGTTGACGCATAGCCTTCGATAACACCGGGGGCGTCTACCGCCTTCACGGCGAACGAAAATACCTTGACTTCCATATCACCTTCCGATTCTCCTCTGTGTCCCTTGTGATCGTGGCGCTTGTGCGGGGCGCGGAGTTGTCGATGGCCGTCTTAGGCCGCCGCAATTACACTGCGCGTCAAGCCAGTCCCCGAGCCGCTGCAAACACGATGGCCAGTGCGTAAAACCCTTCGCTATGATGATGAACTCAGGCGACGAGACTGTATGATCCGGCATCACGTTACTACGAGTACACGGCGGGTGCTTGGGCCGCACTGTCGATGCGGGTTGATACCCGCGAAAGATCGTCTCGGATTCGCCACTCATGCGATCACCTCGTATGTCTCCGTGCATCGGCACTGTATTGTCTCGCCGGCGTCCGCCCCGAGTGACGTGTCGCCGGGGAACATCATGCGGGAGCTACCGACAATATACGGTTCCTGTAGTTCCGTGACTTGACCATCGGCCTCCGCGTGTGTCTCACGGGTCCGCCCGTCGCCCCGAGTCGACAGCCACCGCTTGCGTAGCGACAGCCCGGTCGCTTGTGCCCCGGTCTGGCTGCCGAAGTTCGATGCCGCGATCACCTCAGTTCGGGCAATCATCGCGGCGCGCGCGGGGCCGAACCCCGAATAGAGCGCCGAGAGGCGCGCGGAAAGAGCGGGGATGCCCTCCCCGGCCGTGACCCCCGCGTCAAGCGCCGCCCGGACCATGTACCGCGTCGTGTCGAGAACGCCGGTGATCTTCGCGCCGGCGGTGAGTGATAGGTAATCCGTAACGGCGCTTGCCCAGAGGTCTTCCGCCACAACCTTTGTCTCAGGCACCGCGCGCCCAGCCTTCAGGGCGCCGTTCACGAGATCGAAGAACGGGCGCGACGCCGTGACGTAGATGCGACGGTACATCGCCTCCCATTCTGGTGCGCGGGCGTCGATGACCGCTATCGCGGCAGAGACCGCACTATCCGGGGCGAGACCGCGTAGCCCGTCCTCTATGGCCGTACGTTCCTCGTCGAATACGTCCGCGGCGATGTGCTCGGCCGCGGCAATGAGCGGCCCGCGCCGCCGGTCAAAGCCCTTCCAATAGACCGCGCGGGCACCATCGGTCGCGAGGTTGAATGACTTGGCGCCGACGTCTGCCGGCACGGCGAATGACGTGATCGGCTCACGGTAGCTATCGCCGCTCGGGTCAGGCGGGAGGTTAAGCATCTGGCGGTATTCGTTCTTCGTGATCCCGCCCGCTGAGTACGCCGCAAGCCCACGCGCCCACACCCTGTCGCGATCCTCCTGGAGGGCTTCGATGTCGTCCTTGTCGTAATCGAGGTAGAGGTCGGCCCCGAATTGCGGCACGAGCCACGAGTTGAACCGCCCACGCAGGCGGTCCATGAGTGGCAAGACGCATTCCATATAGAAGCTCTTGCGGGCCTCCTGATAGTTGCTGTACGTCGCGTTCTCGTGATCGCCGATGATCTCCGGCGGCACGCCGAGCACCTGGCAGATTTTCCGCGTCGAGAACGTCAGGGCGCCCTGCCACTCCATCTCTGCCGGGGAGAATCCCATCGGGTGCCACTTGACGCCCCCCGACAAGACCGCCGTACGCCCCGCGCCCTCCGCCCCCGTATGCTGACTGAGCGCGGTGCGTAGCTGCGTCATCTGCTCGGCGGCTGCCTGTCCGCCGCCAGAGTCGAGTTCGATGATCCCCTCGGGGTGTGCGCCGTTCTTCAGGAGCGCAACGTCCCAGCGCCGAGCGTGGTTCCCCTGTTCAATTTCGTAGGCCGCGGCGGCAATAGGGGCGAACCCGCCGTACAGATCGATCGGATGGAAGTACCAGTCCGCCATTACCTCGTCGAGCTTCAATATCTGCGCGCGCTGTCGCCTCTTGGGCTCCGGATCGTACTCGTACCGTGCCACCTCATCCCGCTCCGCTATCACCGTAACCCAATCCGGCCGGAGCGGACGAAGCTCGCTCGGTATACCGGCGGCCTTCGGCGTATGGACGTAGTACCGGCCGGCGAGTGACAGGTGCGTCACAAGCGCCGTGACGAAGTTCTCCCACGTCTGCACGGGGCTCGGCTGCAAAAGGAGATCGAGGAGCTGGTGCATCTCGACAGGTGCCCAGTCCTCCCGCGTCGGCCCCCGCTTGCGATAGAGGACCCACGATATACCGGCGACCGCCTGCGCGATTGCGTTGATCCCCCCGAATACGTCGCTGTTCGTCATGTACGCTTCCGCCGCCAGTGCCTTGTACGACGTATCCACGGATACGCCGGAATGCCCGAACAAAGCACCGTACCGATTACCAGTCAGAGCCTTACGGACGATCCACGTCGCGACGGACTCGAACATGAGGTTGTTCCTCCGCGTAAGTGTATGACGCTGTTATTGCACTTAGGTCGGTCTCAGGCCGGGAAAACGGCATACTAAGTGATTGCTGCATATTATGCACTTAGCTACCGCCGAACCCCGGCCCGTGTCATACCCATCCGATCACACGTACGCCGCGGGCTTCTGCGAGTTCGCTCTGCGCACCGCTCGCGGCGTCGATCTGGTCGTCATGCGCGGAGTTCGGGAATCCCTCGGCCTCATCCAGAAACGCGGGCACCCACGCCCCGGCTACGAGGCAGACGTTCCCCGCCTCGGCGGCGGCGGCAAGCGGGGCCGCGCGGAGGGTCTTACTCGTCGCCTCCGGCAGCTCCCCGAAATCATATCCGACGAGGATGTGCCGGGCATAGTGGTCGATGGTGCGCTTCCCACCGTCGCCACGGCCCGCAAGCATCCGTATCGACGTGCCGGGCGGGTCAAGCCGGGCGGTCTGCTCGACGAGGAGCTCCGCCGCGCGGGAGGTGCCCTGTATACGCCGCACGTCCCGGATGTACCACACGCCTTCGTGCTCGCCGACGAGCGCACCGGCGAACCAGTCGGGATCGTCGCCGGCGAGCTTCTTCTCCGTCGCGGCGGTGTCCCAGCATCGACACCAGCGACAGGCAACGGGTGCCTGCTCGACGACGCGGAACCACTCGCGCCGGAACATCGTGCCGCCGGACACCGCGCGGGGGTCCTGCTGGTAAAGGGCGTTGAACCATGCGGAGCCCTGCGCTCGGCGGATAGATTCCAGTTCGGTGACGGGGTACCGCTCAGGCCAAAGCGCCTCACCGGGCTGGCGCCCGGCGGCGTCGTTCGGCTCCGCGAGCGCCGGGAAGCTGATCACGGTCCAGTCGGCGTAGTTCTCGTTCCAGCCGGGCGACGTGAGGCGGCCTATGAGGTCCTCCGGGTGCCAACGGGTCATAATGACGAGCGTAGTCGCATGGGGTTCGCGGCGCGTGTAGGCGGTCGTTCTGAACCAGTCCCACACGGCGTTACGCACGACGGGGGACATGGCCTCCTCGTGGTTCTTCAGGGGATCGTCACATATCAGGAGGTCGGCGCCGCGCCCGGTGATGGAGCCGCCGACACCCGCCGTCTTCATGCCGCCACTTCTACCGTCGATGTCCCACTCGCTCCGCGCCCCCACGTCCGGGCGGACGCGGACACCGAACAAGTCACCATGCTCGGCCAGTATGTCGCGCACGCGCCCGCCCCACGACTCTGCGTAGCTCGACTCGTGTGTCGCCAACATCACCCGCCGGTCGGGCCAGCGCCCGAGATACCACGCGCTGTAGTACATCACCGCGAGCGTGCTCTTACCGTGCCGCGGCGGGAACTGTATGGCGATGTGCCGGCCGCCATGCGCGGCGGCGTCCACGAGTATCCGATTGACCGCGCGCAGGTGCCGTGGCGCCTCAAGCCGTCCCTCCGTTGTCGCGACCGCCATTGCCAGAGGGCTTGTCGAGGCGGCGTAACAGAGACGCCCGGTCGACAGCCGCAACGCCAGCCGCGACAAGGTCGGTGCGGGCTTCGTTGTCGAGTGCATTCAGTTCGCTCACGTCCATAATCTGGAGGGGGCCGCCGCCGGCGCCAGTAAGCTGTAGCTGCGTCGTCGCCATATCGGACTGCCCGAGGTACTGCTTGCCGAGCCAGATGAGCATCGTCCGGTCGCCCTTCAGAGCGGAGACCCACTGTGCGCGTCGGAGGGATGTTTTCGCGTTCTCTCTGGCACTTTTGACGACGTCCGCAAAACGACGTTCGAGCGTATCGACGGAGCAATGAAGGACGGCCGCCATTTCGTCGTATGTACAGTGCAGGCGGGCGACCGCTTCGACTTGTGAGTCCGTGATATTGAGTTTTGGGCGTGCCATCCTATACCTACCTCGTACGGGATATTACACGGCGGGGATTCCGTGTCAAGAGTTGGAGAGTTGGAGCGTTGGAGTCGGAGCCAAAAAATAAATCTGGGCCTCACCCCCTTTACCCCTTGACAGGCAGCGCGGGCCGTCGTATCGTCTATACATACGATAGACACACACCACACGACGGAGGACGATGATGGTACGGAATCCCGATGGATCGATCTCGATCCTGGATGGAGATGGCCGGACCATGCGGGCCGTCTCGGCGGCCGACACCCAAGCCTACAACTCGGCCGGTATGCGCGTAGAGCCCAACGGGAGCGTGAGAATCGAGCTCCGTACGACGGTCCGCGGCGAGGGCTGGACCTACCTCGATCCGACGTATCCGGCGGACTATCATCGCGATAGTCTGGCGGGAGCGTCGAAATCAATAAGGATAGCGGAGGTGACCGCGGAAGCCGCGAAGCTCGCGGGCCTCGGATGGACGCCGGTCCGTCTCTAATCGAGGGCCGAGCACGAGCGCACACCCACCACAAGGAGAGCAACATGCACCTATCGTACGGAGGCTATGGTTACGGCCTCGTCGGCGCCCGCATCATAGGGGATCGTATCCATCTGGCCCTCTCACGCGAGGCACGCGCACAGACCCCCTACCCTCTGTGGCGGGGGCGATGGGCGCGGACAGAGCCGCTACTCGCGGAATTCGCCCGCTGCATGGTGGTGTCGGTGCCACTCGCGCAGTGGTACCCGGACCACAGTACCGCACGCTACTCGCCGTATGGCTGGTCCCCGGCCGAATTGGCCGCGTGGCTGGATGGCGTGCAACTCGACGGCGTGCCGGCGGCTCACGTCGCCGGGCCATTCGGCCTCTGATTCGACGGGCCGAACAGGGAGGGTGACATGACGCAGCTACCTACCGCATTCGGGAGGTTTGGCCGCAATTGGTCGCGCGCCGAGGCGGGCAAGGCCGTGACAACGAGGCTGGAGCGCGAGTACGGCTGTACGCCCGCTGCGGCACTCGCCATCCTGCGACGGGGTCGGCTCATCGTGGGATTCGGGGTCTATCGATTCGAGGTCGCGGGCGAAGATCAGCTCCGCCCGCGACAACAAGGAGCTTGACAACGCGTGATCGGTTGCGCCGCGCCACCATTGGAGCGTGCGAAACGACATGGATCGGTGCGAAGCCGACCGGCGCAACCGACACTCACACATGGCCCTCAATACCCGACTGGTGCCCGCTCGAACGGGCGAAGGAGACCCCATGAAGACCCTCTCAGAACTCTGCACCCCGGCGATCGCCCTGCTCGGCGAGGGCTGGACGCTCGAACCGTCGCCCGAGAAGCCCGACGAGTATGTCACCATCCGTGGCCCGGACGTGATCGTCGAGGTATCGCGTGAGCGTTATACCTCGCGTCATACCTCGCGTCTGACCGCCACGATAAACGTCGACGGTCAACCGGATTACACGCCCGGTATCCGCAGACTACACCGCACATGGTGGGGGGGGACCGACAAGAGGGACGGCGACCCCGAGTCCAAGCTGCACGACGCAATCAGAACGACGGCGGCCTACCTCGCCAAAGCCCGGCGTCTTCGGTTCGAGGCGGACAAGCGCGCCGACGAAATCCGGCAACAGGACAACGCGCTGGACAACGCCATAGCCGACCTGCGACGGCATGAGCGCTGTGGGATGATGACGTTCGACATAACTAGGCTCGACAGGTCCAGCAGCCCGTACGAATTCCGGGCGTCGCACCTCTCAGAGGTCCAGCTTCGTGCCGTGTATGCCGCAGCGAAACGGGAAGTTCACATCGCACCATGACATCTAACACATAGGAAGGAGTAGGACATGACTTGGACACAGTTGTTTGACGCGCACTGGACGAACACGCTTTATGCGATCATTGTAGTGGTGTTTCTGCGGGGCGTCTTCGCCGGAATCATAATCGGGCGCGCATCGAATCGCAGCAACCGATAACGCTTGTTATGTCAACGAGTTACGCAAGGGAAGGAGTAAGACATGGAATACCCTGTCCTGAGCCACGCGGACCTTGACCGCCTTCACGGCGAAATGGTCGCGGGCTTGTGGGTACGCCAGGTGATACGACCATATGTCGAGTTCGAAGTATCCCCGCCGACCCATATCTCGACGGTCATATGGGTAAAGCGGGGATCATGGTTCCGCCGTTTGTTCGTTCAGTCGCGACTCTGCGTAACGCCAGATGCACTACGATCTAGCCGGGTGCATCTTTTTCGCGGGTTCGCAAACCCGACGGGCTCCGCGTTCGCCGCTGACTGTCCTCTGTGGCTCGATGCGCGCGCACGGGCCGTTATAGCCTCGCAAGCGAAGGAGTAAGACATGGAATACCCTGTCCTGAGCCACGCGGACCTTGACCGCCTTCACCGCGAAATGGTCGCGGGCGTGTGGGTACGCCCTGTTCTCGAAGACGGCGGCGCGACGGTTACCTGGTCAGAACGAGGTTCCGGGCCGGCGGCGCAACGGTCTAAACGGCCACCGTGGCTCTTGGTACATCTTGATGCTCTGCTTGGTCGAGTTCAGCTTTATCGCGGGTTCGCAAACCCGACGGGCTCCGCGTTCGCCGCTGACTGTCCTCTGTGGCTCGATGCGCGCGCACGGGCCGTCATCGCCTCGCAAGCGAAGGAGTAACATGACAACCCCATGGGGCCGACAGCGCCCCGGCATCGTACAGGTTACGGCCACGGAACTCAACGACGTGCTCCGGGCATGGTCACGGCGTACGCCCATGCTCGCGTGCCGCGCCGGCGTATCGGTAGCGACGCTCCGCGCATGGCGCTATCGTCTGAAGCGGCACGGCGAACTCTACGTGCAAGACTGGACGTGGGACGCCGTACGTGCTGCGGCAAAGGAGGAGCAGACATGACGAACTACACGGCGAACGAGTATCGCATCGGCGATAAGTTGTTCCGCTTGGTCGGACCGCTTGCCAGCGCGGCCCCCGATAGTTCAGCGGGACGTGCATTCGCCGCCGTGAACGGCGCGCACCTGAACCACGAGGGCGGGCGCCTGCACTTGTGCGACTGCACAAGCCCGCTGGACCCCGTGTACTTTGTCCAGCATGACGGGACGCGCGGCCGGATGTGCGCGCGCTGCCGTGGCGTCACTGAGTACGAACCAGACCCGGAGGTGATTGCATGAGACCGATCGTACAGGGCATCGATTGGATTCCCGGCCTCGCCGTTGGCCGGAACGGTGCGCTTCGCCGCGAATGCCAGGCGCTCAGAGGCATGGAGCGCGACGAATGGGCGGAGGCCAACCGGCAGTTTGCCGCGTGGCTTGCCGAGCATCCGCAGCGACGGCCGCCCACGTTCTACGCGCCGGACCAGGTCGGCAAGGAGGACGCCCGCGAACAAGCCGAGCAGTGGTGCGAGAGCATATGGCCGAGCGCGCAGGCGCGCGCCGACCGACGACAAGCAGACGTAGCATCTACCAGAGGAGACATAACCCATGTCTGACGCACCCGAGACGAGATTGACCGACCCGCGACCGAATCCCGGCGCCCTACTCGTGCCGGTTGCCAGCCCGAGCGAAGTACTCGCCGCGCAGGAACAGGTGCGGGCACTCGTTCAACAAACGCTTAAAAAGGACCGCGATTACGGGATCATCCCCGGCACGAAGAAGCCCACGCTTCTGAAACCGGGCGCCGAAAGAATCAACGCAGCGTTCGGCGTCGCCGTGCGATACAAGATCGTAGCATCTGAGATTGACCACGACCGGCCGGTAGCGTGGACGAAACGGAAGGCGCAATACAAGTCTGGTAAGTTCGTCGGATACGAAGAAATATCAGGGAACTCAGTCGGCCTCTACCGCTACGTTGTGGACTGTGAGCTTATCCAACGAGCGCCTGGTGTGATAATCGGGCAAGGTATCGGATCATGTTCGACGATGGAGAGTAAATACGTAGATCGGCCGCGCGAGGTGGAGAACACAATCCTGAAGATAGCCGAGAAGCGCGGTCTCATCGCCGCAACCCTGAACGCGTACGGCCTATCGGACCAGTTCACGCAGGACATGGAAGATGCCGAACCTCTCCCTTCCGGCAATGAGGGAGTTGACGATGCACCGGCATCCGATACCCTCGCTCGGCCGACCTGCCCTAAGTGTAGCGGCGAGATGTGGGATAACCGCAAGGATAAGAAGAACCCCCGAGCGCCCGATTATAAGTGCAAGGACAAGACCTGCGACGGCGCGTTCTGGCCGGGCCAGTGGCCGCCGAAAGAGGCACCCGCTACGTACGTCGATCACAGCGACGAGACGATTGAGGCGTGGGAACAGATTGCGCGGTTGTGCGATGCACGCGGGATAGACTATGACACGGAAGCCGACAAGATCGCCACGGCTGCCGGTGTCCCGTCGTGGGAGAACGTCACACCGGCCGTGGTGAACGAGCAGGTCAAGCGCATCGCTGCGTTGCCGGAGGCCAAGAAGACGACGAAGCGCACCCCGGCGCCAGCGCCAACCGGCGAGATGACGCCCGAGGAGAAGGCCGAGGCCGAACAGCGAGAACGGGAGGGTGCATAATGTCCGCAGACTGGATACTCTACGAGCACAACACACTCGGGACGCGGATACTCATCAAGCCACACGTGGTCGATAGCACACTTGTCAGCGTGCGAACCGGTCTCCATCTAGGTGATCCGTCACTGTGGGTACATCATCGCACGCTCGCCCGTGACTGGCATCCCGTCCCGCGCGAGCCGAACCGTGACGTACCGCCGATCCCGACGAAGTGCTTTACTGAGGGGTACGACCCAGCAGAAGCGCGGGCTGTGAACGCGGGGCGCCTTAAGCGAGTTATGAAAGGGAGGGCGTAATATGCCGATGGCAGTGTGTGTGATCACTTACAACGAACAAGACCGCAAACCAATCGCCGAGCGTATCAATCCGAGCCACGTAGCACAAGGCATGAATGCCGGCAGTGAACCAGATCGGCGTATCATCCTGAGACGGTACACGGCAGTCCAAACGCATCTGTTTCCCGCTGATAGCTCCGCGTCCTATCACGACCTCGTGAAGTGGTTCCGTGACATAATGGACGGCTTGACATGACGCGCCCGGCGGTGTACCCTTTACCCGTCGAACAGGAGTGCGGGGGACGTGGGCCTGGCCCGCTCCTCGCGCCGGTGCGTGGTTCACCGGCGGCGTCCCCACACCTTCCCGTATCGCACCGTACCACGAGGTGTGCATGGCCGACGAGTCCCCGGTTCCCCGTTTCAACGCGCTCACCGCACTCCGCGAGTTCATTGACCTCGGCCTATACGTTAGGTTCGGGGTGTCGGCCGGGAACGTCTGGCAATACCTCGTTGTTCGGGCCGACAAGACGGGCCTCTGCTTCCCCCCGCTTCCACGGATTGCGCATGACCTCGGCTTCGCCGAGAACACAGTACGAACCGCGCTTCGCCGCCTCGCGCCGATCCTATCAGTCGAAGCAAAAGGGAATGGGCGTGGGCACCCAACTCAGTACCGACTTGCCTGCGATCTGTCGGAAAGGGTGCAACAGATGAACCCTTTACAAAGGGTGCAACAGATGAACCCTTTAGACAACATGCCCACGGGACGGGCCATGCAGACCGTAAAGGGTGCAACCGTTGAACCCTTTAGCGCGACAAAGGGTGCAAAATATGAACCCTTTACGCCCTCGATAAAGGGTGCAAATGACGTTCCCCCCGTTCCCCCC